ATGGGCCGAAAATCCAATTACAAACCGGACTATGTCAAACTGGCGTATAATGCCTGTTCCAGAAACGGGGCGGATATCGCCGCATTGGCCAATCTGTTCGGGGTGCATGTTGACACAATCTATGACTGGATGCATAAGCAGCCGGACTTCAAGGAAGCAATCTGTTCGGGTCGAGATTTATTCGACACGGAAAAGGTCGAACGCAAGCTGGTCGAACTTGCGTTGGGCTATGAATACGAGGATATCGTTGCCGAAAAGGATGAAAAGACCGGACGTGTACGGGTCAAAAAGTATAAAAAGCAGCTTCCGCCCAATCCGGCAGCTATAATCTTTTATCTGAAAAATCGTCAGCCTGGACGGTGGAAGGACAAGATAGATAATCAAGTGTCGAGCGATTTGAAAATTGTTGTTGATTTACCGGATGATTTGAAGCCTGATTGATTATGAAAGTAATACTTTACGAAATTGATGACATAAAGCCTTACAAAGATAATCCCAGAAAAAACGAAAATGCTGTTGATGTGGTAGCGGAGTCCATAAAAAAGTATGGATTCCGGCAGCCGATAGTCATAGACAAAGACGGTGTTATTATTGCAGGACATACCCGCTGGCTGGCAGCACGGAAATTGGGGCTTAAAAAAGTGCCGGTCCATATCGCCTCCGATTTGACGCCGGAACAAACAAGAGCTTACCGGCTTATTGACAATCGGACAGCAGATTTCGCAGAATGGGATATAGAAAAACTTAAAACTGAACTGGATGCGTTAATAGATAATAAAGAATTAAATTTTTTATTAAAGAATTGTGATTTTGATAAATTATTACAAAGCGAAAGTATTGAAAAACAAGATATTACAAAAGAAACTATTTATTCGCAAAAAATTGAAGTACCTGTATATAAACCGATGCAGGAAAATCCGCCAGCAATAAATGAACTTTATGATATTACTATCTATAAACAAAAATTAAAACAAATAGAAGAAACTGGCATTAAAGATAAAAAATTAATAGAATTTTTGCAATTAGCAGCAACTCGTTTTATAAAATTTAATTTCCAGAATATAGCAGAATATTATGCCCACCAGCCAGCAGAAGTCCAAGATATTATGGAAAAATTGGTTTTAGTAATTATTGATATAAAGAATGCAATAGCTAATGGAATGGTTGTGATACATAAAAAAATTAAAGATATAATGGCTGATGAAATCTTATCCGAAGATTTAGATGAATAAGTCTATGATAGATAATATATATAATCCAAATGATTTTTGTATTTTTATTATCTCATATCAGCGGGCAAATAATGTAAAAACATATAAAACTTTACAAAAATGTAATTGTAAATATCCTATATTTATTGTTGTTAGCGATGATGATACACAAATAAACCAGTATAAAAAGAATTTTAGCGAAAATAACCTCGTAATTTATTCAAAACGAGAATATATAGGTAAATTCGATTATATGGATAACCGGATAGATAAATTATCATCGGCGGTTTTTCCGAGAAACGCAGTATTTGATATAGCGAAAAAGTTAGGTTATCCATTTTTTTTAGTTTTAGATGATGACTATGGAAATTTTGAATATCGGTATATGCAAAATAATAAATTAAGAGGAAAAATTTTACATAAAAGTTTAGATAAAATATTATATTTATATAAGGAAACTCTTAAAGCATTACCTAATATCCACAGTTTGGCAATGTCTCAGGCGGGTGATTTTATAGGCGGTAATATGACTCGCGCATTTAGTTACCGACGGCAACGTAAAATAATGAATGTATTTTTTTGTGCTACTGATAGGCGGTTTGAATTTTTTGGACGGCTTAATGAAGATGTAAATGTTTATACTAAATTAGGTAATATCGGTTATTTATTTTTAACTATTCCGGAAATAAGTATTGTACAATTAATAACACAGCATAATGAAGGTGGATTAACAAGTAGTTATCTGGAACTTGGAACCTATATAAAGACGTTTTATACATTATTAGCAATGCCATCGAGTGTAAAAATCGGTATAATTCAAGATACATTTTCCAGGATACACCATCAGATAAATTGGAAATTTACAATTCCATATATATTGCCTGATGAAGTAAAAAAATATAAAAAATGATTTTAATACAAACAAGCGGTTTGTGTAAATTTATAAATGAATTATATTTTAAACTTATAAATAATAAGAGTCGGTATTTAATTTATTATGGCGGTGCGGGCTCTGGTAAGTCTGTAGCTGCAGCACAAAAGCAAATTATCCGCATTATCCAGGCATTTTATACTAAAAAGCCTGTCCGCCTCTTATGTATGCGTAAAACAACTCCAGCAGTTAGGAAAAGTGCATATGAAGAAATAAAATCGTTATTATATAAATGGTCATTATCCCAAATAGTAACGGAAAATAAAACTCGATTGCAACTGGTTTTTCCGGATTCATCCGAAATTTTATTTATGGGGCTGGACGACCCCGAAAAATTAAAGTCGATTCACGGGATAACATCAGTCTGGATGGAGGAAGCAACTGAATTCACATTAGACGATTTCCGGCAGATTGACCTGCGGCTGCGAGGCAAAACAAATCAATATAAGCAAATACTGATGACATTTAATCCTATCAACGAGCAGCACTGGATTAAGAAACAATTCTTTGACGACGAGATACAAAAAGAGATTGAATCCGGTAAACAAATTGTCTCACGGCATTTTACGGCAAACAGCGAACTTACTATTGTACATTCTACATACAAAGATAATCGGTTTATCGACCAAGCATATATCGAACGCCTTGAACGGTTGATTGAGGAGGACATAAATTATTACAACATTTATACGCTCGGCAAGTGGGGCGTCCTTAAGGGGCGTATATTTGAAAATTACAGCACCGCTGAAACTGTACCGGATAAATATGATATTCGTTATTACGGGCTGGATTTTGGTTATTCAATCGACCCCGCAGCTTTTGTCGAGTGCCGGATAATCGGAAAAACACTATATGTCAAAGAGCATCTTTATCAGCCGAATCTGACAAACAAAGAGCTTGCCGACTTAATCCGGTCGATATTGGATGCCAATCAGGACAAAAACGGACTTATTTTAGCCGATAGTTCCGAACCGAAAAGTATTGCCGAATTAAAGCGTTTCGGCCTGAATTGTCAGGCTGCGGCGAAAGGGCCGGACAGCGTTTTGTTTGGTATACAAAAAATGAAACAGTATCAGATAATCATAGACAGAGAATCAACGAATATCTTGAAGGAATTCGACGGGTACAAGTGGGCAGAGGACAAATTCGGAAATCAATTAAATAAACCGGTGCAATTCAACGACCACGCAATAGACGCAATCCGATATGCGGTATCACGCATCAACAAAGAACCGATAAAATTTATATCAGAAGACAAGTACGATGTATCCAAAACAAATTATAACGAAGAGGATATGTGGAACGAATTTTAATTTTTTCAATTGACAACATTATGGTTAGGGTAAAATTGATTTATGCTAAAACGGTTAAAAGACTTGTTCAAGTTCAAGCCGGCGGACGCACGGCCGGCGGTCTATACGATAGGAAACGAGCCCTTCTATTGGCGGTCAAGCGGACGTCCGGAAGATTTAATCCAGAAAGTAAAAAATTGGGTCTATGTCTGCATCAACCGCAATGCGGCGGCGTGTGCACAAACACCGCTGCGGCTGTATCAGACAAAAAAGCAGAACAAATACAAATCTCGGCCTGCAGACCGAAATGCTGTCCAGCGGATAGTATCAAAGGTATATCTGGATGCCGTTTCGGATATTGAAGAACTTGTCGAACATCCGCTGTTGGACATCCTGAAGCGGCCCAATCCGGTCAACAATCTGTACGAATTATTAAACATAACAGTCAGCTATTTGGAAGCCATCGGCAACGCTTTTTGGTATTTGGAAATAGAAAACAATCAAGTTTTGAATATCTGGCCGCTTCTGTCTCAATATGTTTCGATACGCAAAAAGGATGATATTATATATTACCATTATCAAGCCGGCGGAAAACAGATAGAATTTAACGTCGAACAGATTGTACACTTTAAGTATCCTTCATTAACAGACCCGTATCTCGGGGCAAGCCCTTTGCAGGCGTGCGAGCAGGCTGCTGACCTGTATGATTATATGAATCGCTCCGAAATCTCTTTGATGAAGAACGGCGGTATCCCAGACGCCGTCATCCAATTTCCGCCGGATGCGTTTATCAGCGAGGAAGAGGAGCGGCGGATATTGACCAAATACAAGCAGTTTCAAGGCCCGGACAGACGGGGCAAACTGTCTATATTAACCGGCGGAGCGGAAATCAAGCCGGTCGGATTTGCCCCTAAAGATATGAATTATCTGCAGGGCCGCAAATCGGCGGTCGAAGAGATATGCGGCGTATTCGGCGTGCCGCTGTCATTTGTGAAAATTCAGGAAATCAGTCGGGCGAATGCTTGGGCAAGCCTTGACCTTTGGGCACAGCAGGTCATCCGGCCTAAATTGGTTATGCTGGAAAACAAATTGAACGAACGGCTTGTCCCGTTATTTGACGATAGTCTGCTGCTGATGTTCGACAATCCCAGACCGCCGGATGAAGAATTCAGGTTACGGCAGATTGAAACCCGCTTGCGGGTCAATTATACCAGCATTAATGAGGAAAGGGCAATCGACGGATTTCCGCCGGTCGAATGGGGCGAAACGCCGGTCAATCCGCTGTCCCAGATGATGCAGGCCGAAACACCGATACCCGATGAGAAAGCCGAAAAATCGTATCGGCCAGCCGAACCGCCGCAATATAAAGAAAATGCCATCCTGATAACACATTTGGTATTGTTCTACAAAGAGATGATTGCCGATATTGGACGAAAGTTAAAAAAGCTGGAAGAAAAGGCCGTTGTCAACGATGTTATCAGCACGGTCTTTGACAACAAACACTGGACCAAACGGCTGGAAGAAACCTTATCGCCGTTTTTGCGCGGGATTATGATAAATCGAATGATTGAAGAGATGTCCAAAATCAAGCCAGACGGCGTGATAAATGCCAGCAGTCCGGAAGTGCGGCGAGCCCTTGAAAAGCGAAAAGGAAAAATTGCTACCCTCGTGTCCAACAGCGAGAGGAAAATCCGCAAGCTTATCGAGCAGGGCATCAATGAGGGTATGGGAGCGGCAAAAATTGCCGACTTGATAAAGGACAATTTCAACACATTGGCCGATGCCGAGCGTGTGGCACGGTCAGAAACCATCTGGGCACATAACGAAGGCATCGAACAGGCGTGGAAGCAGTCCGGCGTTGTCGCTTATAAAGTCTGGGACAGCTCCGGCGATGACAGAAGCTGTCCATTCTGCAGGTCGATGCATGGCAAGAAGGTAAGTTTGGACAGCGATTTTATCCAAAAAGGTGATACATTAACCGTCAAAGATACGGATATCGAGCTGGATTATGAAAATATTGCACATCCGCCGCTGCATCCAAATTGCCGATGTGCTATTGTACCGGTAATCAAAGAATGATGACTTATCAAAACAAAATGCTAAAGCGTTATAAAAAAAAGAGGTGCAAAAATGCCAGTACCCAATCCAAACGAAAGCCGAGATGAATTCATAGCCCGCTGTATTCCGCAAGTCCTTGAAGACGGGACTGCCAAGACGCCCGAACAGGCAGCGGCAATCTGTCATTCTATATTTGACGGCAAAGACTTCGAGCATATCCAGATAGACAAGCCGAAAAAACAGCAATCTTTCGGAATCTGCAAGGCCGATGATGTCGATGAGGATGAACGCACACTGATTGCAACGATTTCGACGGATACGGTTGACCGGTCCGGTGAAATTGTCCGGCCAGATGGAGCAGAATTTTCTAATTATGCGAAAAATCCAATTGTTCTATGGCAGCACAATCCGGACGAACCTATCGGCAAGGCCCTATGGATTAAGCGGAACGCCAAGCAGATAATCGCTAAAATCCGGTTCGCCGTAACCGAAAAGGCCTCAGAAATATTTGAATTATTCAAAGGCGGATTTCTCAATGCATTTTCGATAGGTTTTATATCAAAACAAGGGCATATACCGACGCCGGACGAAATCCGTACTAATTCGGTACTGTCAAACGCCCGATATATACACGATAAATGGGAACTGCTGGAATTCAGCGGCGTAGCAGTGCCGGCCAATCCGGAGGCGTTGCAGCTTGCTTACAAAAATCACAACTTGACATTGTCCGAGAAGCTGTATAATGAATTCAAATTGAAGAGCGATGAGACAAAAGAGGAAGAAATTATTTTGGATGTACGGGAATTTTATCCCGAGATAAAAGAAATCGAAATTATAAAGTAGAGACATATCAGGCAGCTTGCATCGGAGACATTAGGTTTTGTCCGGAGATGTTAGTTTGCGAAGCGCTGGAGATATGAAGCGTGAATAAATCGTCAACTATTTTTTTAAGGACAAACCAAAATGTTAGTAAGACTTATCAAAGAATGGAACAGCGGGGCAAAGAATTATCCCGTTGGTCAACTATTGGAAATTCCCGCCGAAAAAGCAAAATCATTGATAGAAAATGCCGTTGCTGAAATCTATGAACCACAGCAAAGCGATGTCGTTGCCGAAAGCACGGTAAAGAACGAAGCCCAATATTCGCTGACCGAAGACCTGCTTCGGCTTATCAATGAAAAGATTAAAGAGCAGATACAAAATTATGCACGAAAAAATTCTTCTTTTCATCAGGCATCGGAAAGCAGCGATTATGAGAAGACCGGCGGATTTAAGTCTATCGGGCATCTGGCCCACGAAGTCTATCGGGCATCCGTCAGCCGGTCTATGCCGGAAACGTTGGGCAAATGGACTAACTATCTGAACACCAAAGCGTCCGGAATGCAGGAGTCGGTCGGCAGCGACGGCGGTTATCTTGTTCCGACGGCTTACCGGTCTGAATTGATGCGAGTCGCTGTAGAAAATTCCGTCCTGCTGGGCCGTGTTACCCGTATCCCGATGGAAACCAATTCGGTCAAAATCCCGACGATTGACGAAACTTCAAGGGCCGCCAGCGTATACGGCGGTATCGTAGTTTACAGGCCCACCGAAGGCGGAACGATTACCGGTAGCAAGCCGAAAATCGGCAGCGTCCAGCTGAATCTTAACAAATTGGCCGCTATGGCGTATGTATCCAGCGAGCTATTGGAAGATAGCCCGATATCAATCGAGCCGCTGTTTGCTACAACCTTCGGCGAGGCGATTGGCTTCCAAATTGATGAAGATATCATCAACGGAACTGGTGTCGGCCAGCCGCTGGGTATTCTCAATTCACCCAGCTTAATATCGGTGGCTAAAGAAACCGGCCAGGCAGCGGCGACAATTGTGGCCGAAAACATTTTGAAAATGTGGTCAAGGATGCTTCCGGCCTGCCAAAAGAATGCTATCTGGATTGCCAATAACGATACTTTTGAGCAATTGGCTTCGCTGTCGCTTCCAGTCGGCACGGGCGGTATTCCGGCCGGCTTGCTTCAAATGTCAACAAACGGCTTAACCGGCACGCCGCAGCAGACATTGATAAACAAGCCGCTTTTCCTGACCGAGCATGCCCAGACGCTTGGTACGGTCGGCGATATCATCTGCATCGACCCGACCCAGTATCTATTCGGCGAAAAGGCCGGCGGGGCTATTCAGGCGGCTACCAGCATCCATATAAAATTCGTTGAGGATGAAGTCGCTTTCCGGTTTACCCTCCGATACGACGGCCAGCCCTGGATGAAGTCGGCGATTACACCGAAACACGGTTCGAACACTTTAAGCGCCTTCGTTGCTTTGGCGACGAGAAGCTAAAATTTAATAAGGAGTTATGAATATGGTACAAGACAAAATCAAGTTCGTAGAAGCCATACCGCCGGCTAATTATTCAGGTGCGGCCGGTACAGGCAATTACATTTCCTTGAAGAATTATCGCAAATGTGCTATCGTAATCAACACGGGAGCTTGGGCTGGCGGCACGGCTGCCGTCACGGTCAATAAGGCTACCGAAGTATCCGGATTAGGTGCAACGGCTGCTTCTTTTTCGTATATGTACACGAATGACGGAGCAGCGACTGGTTCACTGCTGACAAAGACGGCTGTAACCAGCAATACATTCAATCTGGACACGGCCAATTCAATGTATGTTATCGAGATTGACGCCGCTTCACTGGGTGATTATGACTGTATCCAGCTTGCGGTTGCATCGCCAGGCGCTAATAATGATTATTACAGCGCCACTTATATATTGAGTGAACCGAGATTCAAGGATGATTACGATACCGTTGAACCATTAACAGACTAAACTGAAAAATCGGATTGAGCGGGCGGTCTCCAACGGCTGCCCGCTTTCCAAAATTTGAAAGGAAAATCCTATGGCAACAAAATCAATTTGGAAATCAAAGAATTTAATTATTTACGACGACCGGTATCCTTCTATCTTGTCCAGCCTCTGGAAGGACTGCCCACTTCTTGCGTGGTATAATGACCCGTCTATCGGGACATATCTGTTTGAAGACTTTAATAATTATCACGCTGCCACTCTGGCTGGATATACTGCAACGCAGGCGACCAGCGGAACATTTACGCTCGGCGACGAAGAATATGGCACGGCCGTTCTAAACGCTGGTGCTTCTACCCAACATAAGGGCATCAATGTCCAGAAAAATGGATTGATGGTCAAGCCGGCGGCCGGAAAAACAATCTGGTTTGAATGCCGGTTCAAAGCTGCCAATCCAACCAAACTGCAGGGATTTATCGGATTGGCTTCGACCGATACGACCTTGATGCCGTCCGGTGTGATGGACAGCTCGAATTCCGAATACATCGGGGCAGGTTCACCTACAACTGCTGCAGGTGTGGCGAAATTATATGGCTGCAAGGCAAAGACCGAAGGCACAGTGAATTCGATATTCACCTTCGGGACGTCATACATAACATTTGCGATGAAGATTGATGGCATATCCAATGTTTATTACTCGGTCGATAATGTGGTTGGTTCAAACACGCTGGGGACAAGTTATATACCGACCAACGCTTTGACACCGTCTTTTATCTGCCAATCAGACGGAGTAAGCCAGCCGACATTGACCATTGACTATTACCGAGTCTTTCAACTGAGATGATTAACGCAAAGGGTCAATTAATGTTGACGCCAGAAGAAGAAGCAAAAATCGAACTGATTGTCACTCGTGCAATTGCGGCATACAGCCAGCAGGTCGAAAAAATGATAGAATCCAGAATTTCAGTTCACGAGAAGACTTGCGAAGCAGCCGAGCAGTTTCGTATAATGAAAGC